GGGAATATATGGATGAGGGTAAGGTACCTCGGATGAACATTAGGGGAATAAAACCTGAAGGTAATATACATAAGGAACTTAGGATAAGAGCAATAGAACCTTTAGCATCAAACTTTGCATTACATTGCAAACCAGACCATAAGGAATTCATCGAGGAATACACAGATTATGTTCCTAATAATAAAATGTGTAAGAAGGACATATTAGATACCCTTGCATATCAAATCCAAATAGCTCGACCTGGAAAGATTATTTCAGATAATGTACGACCTAGAGCAATCAATTTTAAATATGAAACTAAGATGGATGATTTCCTTAGTTGGGCTCATGACAAGACAAAAGGTAGAGATAACTTTGGTAATCCAAGTGTAGTTAATAGTCCATATACTGAAGAGCAAACGGAATTAACGGTTGCTGCAGATGATTGGGAACAAGGTTTTTCGTAAGTTCAAAAATTGAAAATATAAAAAGGAAAACATGAATAAAAGAGTTAGAGAAAAGATAATGAGAATGAAATGGGAATCCCTTAGAAAAAGAGGTATAACTCCTCCAAATGATAAAGAGGAAAAACTGAAACGATTAAAGGAGGCTCATGGCGGATAGTAGTGGTGTAGGTACAGTAAATAAAACTCTGCAACAAATGCAGGAAAGTATAAGAGAGGGTATTCGTTACCGTACCTTATATGGGCAAAGTAAATCCTGGAAAACATATAAAAATATGTACCGTGGATTCTGGAATAAAGGTATTGTTCCTGTTAATATAATGTTTTCTATAGCACGTTCTATAGTTCCTCAAGTGTATTTTAGAAACCCTAGGGTATCCGTTATGCCAACCATGCCAGGGTTTGGTATGCATGCACTATTACTTGAGAGATTAGATAACTATCTTATAAATGAAACTGGATTAAAAAGGGAACTTAAATCTAGTGTTATGGATTGCTTCTTCTCAGGTAGAGGTCCAGGGATACTAGGATATGATAGTGAATATGGCTTTAACCCTGAAATTACCTCAGAGGAATCTCAAGATTCTGGTTTAAGTGCATTCAGTAAAAAGGGCGAACGTATTGAATATAATAATAATGTTAAGCCTGGAATGCCTTGGTTCTTAAGATGTAATCCTGAGGATTTTGTAGTCCCATGGGGAACAAGCACTTGGAGAACATCACCTTGGTTTGCATTTAGAAAAATGAGAATTCTTAAAGATTGTAAAGCAGACCCTAAGTTCATGAACACAAAGAACTTAAAAGGTCCCTATAGAAGTAAGTTAGAAGGTTCCCATGATGGTGCTCCAGAGAAGAGTCCAACTTCACAATTCCCTACTATTAACCAAGAGGAATGGGTTGAACTGTGGGAGTATCATGACCAAAGAAGTGGTAAGGTGTTTACACTTACTTTGGATCATCCTAAATACTTACGGGATGAATTTGATTATTTACAAACTGAAGGTTTGCCTGCAAAGGTCCTAGGGTTCAATGAAGACCCAGATCATTTTTGGTGGGTTCCTGATGCTAGGATAGTAAAACCCAGACAAGAGGAAATTAATGATATAAGAACAATGGCAAAGAAACATAGAAGAGTAGCTATACTTAAGGTCTTATATGATAAGGGGATAAATAAAGATGAGCTTTCTAAATTACTAGATGAAGATGTAAAGGCTGCTGTTGGAATAGATGTAGGTCTAAATGGAGATATAAGAAAAGCTGTTGCATTACTACAAAGTCACGTACCCCCTGACTTTAGTATAGCAGCTAGGGAAGTAAGAGAAGACACTAGAGAAGAAATGGGATTTAGTAGAAATCAAGCAGGTGCGTTTGAAGCCCCTTCAGGACGTAGAACTGCTCATGAGGTAGAGACTGTACGAGCTGCTTCAATGATAAGAATAGATGAAAGACGTGATGCATTAGCAGACCATCTTGAGTCGATAATTAGGTCGTATAACCAAATAGTATTCTCGAATTGGTCAGCTCGTAGAGTGATTGATGTTGTAGGTCCAGATGGTGCTAGATACTGGGTTAAATTTTCTGGTAAGGAAATTAAAGGTGAATATCATTATAGGATAAACCCAGAGGAAGGTCAACCTCAAGATAAGAGAACAACTAGGAATGAGATGTTAGAGTTCATGGCATTAGCTAATAAAGTCCCAGGTACTGATATGCAATATATGATGAAGGTATTTGCATCTAAGTTTGATTGGCTTGATCCTAAGTTAGCTTTTCCTGGAGAAGGTGCAGGACGCAGTCCTGAGAAACCCATGGAATTCATGGACTTCGTAGGAACTCAAATGAAAAACTTTCCACAATTTGTATAGGAGGATTTATGAGAAAGGACTTAGCTGATGCAGAATATGATAATTACCTAGCTAAGAATAAGAAAGTCAGGGAATTAAGAGGAAGAAACATTGAAAGGAGAAATGCAAATAAAGGATATCATGGTTGGCACTTTGGATTAGGTGAAGACCCTGTATTCTGTAAAGATAAAGATGAGTTTAAAAGAGAGCTGAATAAACGAGGTCTTATAATGGGTGATGATGTAAAAGTACCCATAAAGAAGAATCTAAGATAAGGAGGATTTTATGAGTGATAACGCATCCACAGACAAAGTGGTGGAACAAACACATACTGCGAGGGAGCTTAGTCAAGAACTAAGTGGCAGTCCTATTGATAGGGCGATGGAAACTAAAACGTTATTCCTAACGTTTGCACCTGGTGTTAGAGCAGATGTTTCCTTTACTGGACAATGGTCAGGGAGACTAGTACGTTCTGCATTCAATGCAATATCAAAAGCTTACCGTAGACGGCGATATAAACAAATACGAGTTGAGCCAAAACTCGATCCTGCGAAAGCAGAAAAACCTGAAGGAGGTATAGGCGATGGAAAATGATGATATAAAAAAGGGCGATGAGAGTAAAAATGAAGGAGAAACAATATCAAAGGTAGACTTTGATAAAGTTTCTGGAGAGAGGGACAAATATCAGAAGGATTTAGACGATGCAAGAGCTGAAATCTTTAGTCAGGATTATATGGATTTTCTAGATAAGAAGGATAAACCTAATGTGGAAATTAAAAAGGAAGAAGCTATTCCTGATGAGAAGTTTGAGAAAATGTCTAAGAAAGAAATCTTTGAGCTTGCAACTAAGACTGCATTAGACCAAATCAATCAAACTATAGAAAAGGATAAGATTACTAGAAAGACTCAAACTGAATCAGCTAGGCAACGCGAAATTGCACGTTTTTCTATAACTCATACAGATTATGAAAAGTTTAGACCTGCTATGTATGGATTATCCCTTAAGGCTGAAAACAAAGATATGAATCTCCAGGAACTTTACGACGGAGCTAAAAAGTATGTTAAGTCTCTACAAGAAGAACCCACTGCAGAGGAAAAGATAAAGCTTAATTCCATGAGTGGTGGATTAAAACCTGGACAAGATTCAGGCACATATACATCTAATGAAAAGATTGATGGAGACGCTGCTGCTCATGAAGCTGCAGAAGAAACAGCTGAGAAGCTTGGACCTTTACCTAGTGCATAAAGTTTTTCCTTCTTAAAAATAGAAGGAGTTTATCATGGCAACATTGACAGAATATCTAAATACACTGTACACTACTACTTGGGCAAAGCGTAGACCTACTACGGTTGACCAGGTTATAGAAGAGAATAAACTTTTGCTCCTTATGAAGAGCAAAGGGATGATTAAATATGAGGCTACGGATGGACGTAGACTTGAAATCCCATTGAGGGTTAAAAAAACCACTACTTCCAAGTTCTTTGGAAAGGGTGCGACATTTACCATTACTGATTTCGATCCATTAACTATCGTCTATGACTACTGGAAAAACTTGGGTGACCAGGTTGTAAGGTATTGGGTAGATGATAAGACTAATGGTGGGAGTATCACTAGGCACATTAAACAGATGACAGCGAAGTTGGATACCGTACGGGATACATTACAAGAAAAAGTTGAGAATGCCCTATGGGAAGATACAGGTGGAGCAACCGTAGATGACTACAATGGCTTACCTTATCTAGTAGACGCTGCACCTAGCACAAGCACAGTTATCCATGGTATTAACCAGAGTACCGCAGTAGATGAATCTGGGAATTATTACTGGCGTAACCAACAGAAGACTTCAAGTGGAGCCTTCTCGGTATACGGTGAAAGCGATCTTACTAATGCAATGAATACCGCACAGCGTTGGGGACATATTGACCTATTAGTTAGTGACCAAACAACTCATGAACTAGGCGAAGCAGAAGCTCTGGAGAGAGTACAAGTTGTAAATAAGGAAGCCGTGGATTTAGGCTTAGACCATATAACTTTTAAAGGAAGAATATGGATTTGGAGTCCTTTATGTACCACTGGTTATACTTACATGTTAGACCGTAGGCATCTTGGTTTTTCCATAGACCCTTCTGTTAACATGGTTATGGGACCTTGGAAGAGAATTCCTAACCAATACGAAGATATGGTTACACAGATCGTACAACGTGGACAAGTATGGGTGGACAAACGTAGATGTCACTCAGTAGTTACAGGACAAGCAGCGTAACTTTCGCTCTTAAGCCAATAAGAGTAGAGGTAGCAAAAAACCTAAGGAGGTAGAAGAATGGCAGATATTACGACAAGACAACAAGGTGAAGTAGATGAGAGTGGAAAAGTAAACTGGAGAGGGGATCAAAGTGTACTCCCGCAGGGTGGACAGTCTGTATATAAGTCTTCCACAGTACAATTAGCCCAGTTGGGCTCAAGAAGAGTAGTTGGTGATAGAGTCTTTAGATATATGAAATCTAATGATGCTATTAAAGCTCGTCAAGCTGTAACTATAGTAGGTTCTGCATCTACTGGAGCAGGCACTATGATTACAGTTACGGGTGGTACAGGTGCTGCTGGCGGTAAGAGAATTACGCTTGACAATAACGCAGCAGGTACTTGTGCTAAAAACGAGTTTGCAGAGGGCTATATTGCAGTAGACCATGGAACAGCTCATACTGGTGGAACGAACGCAGGTGGGTATTTGTACCGAATTAAATCTCATCCTGCAATGGCAGCTTCAACTACAGGAGAATTTATCCTGTATGACCCATTGGTAGCAGCAGTACAATCAACTGATTTTGCTGTACTATACCAGAACCTGTACTATCAGGTAGGTGTAGCAACAGCCACTGGACAGTTACCCGTAGCTATATCTCCTGTTAATGCTACAAAAGGCGATTACTTCTGGGGACAAACATGGGGACCAGCCTACGTTAATGTAGCTTCGGCTATGGCAATTGGTGCTGCGTTCAGTTTTGTTGCTGGACAAGCTACCATTATCCTAGATACCTATAGGTATGCTGGAGTCATGTTAACAACTGGAAGTGTAGCATCTAGAGGCGGAATTGCCTTTATTGCATTAGCACCGTAAGTAGAAGTTTCTATTATATTAAAAATAACTTGGGGGCAGGTTAATCCCTGCTCCCTTGAACCCCATTAAAATTGGGGAAAAAAGGAGAAGTAAAAATGGCGAAAGCACAGAAAACTAAGGTTAAAGAAGAAGTAATAATGCCTAAGATTTTAATAGGCGTACCAATACTTGCGTGGACACATGAGTTTGCCCAGAGTTTTTTAAATTTCTGGACTGACCTTATGACATATCAACACAAGGGTAGAAAGTTCCATATTGGGTATCATTTTATGTATCGTGTACCAGTGCATAAGGCAGAGGAAACTTTAGCACAGATGGCAGTAGATAGTGGATGTACTCACTTATTATTGATGGATGATGATATCTATGATGTAACTGTAAAAGACTTTTTAACCTTGTTAGATGCGGATAAGGATGTAGTTGCAGGTGTTATGCATACATCAGGTTTCCCTTATGCTATGTGTGCATTTAGAAGATATGACACTAAGACCAAGGTTGCAGACCAACCTATTCTTAAAGGTCCAGCAAGATTATATGAAGTACCACCTGAGCAAAGAAAGGGACTTCAGAAGGTCGATCTTGTTCCATTTGGATTTACTTTAATTAAAACATCCGTCTTTAAAGGTATGAAGAAACCTTGGTTTAGTGCAGACAATCAAGCACCCACAGACAGTTGGTTTGCTGATAGAATGCTCTTTAAGAAAAGAGAATATTTTGCTCACTTTGATGTATGGTTAAACCATAGGGGTATTACTAAACAGAATCAACCACTTTGGGTACAGATGGGCTTAATAAAGGCTCAACAGAACACCGATAATATAATCAATTTAACTCCTGAGGAAATGAGAAGACATGAAGCACTAATGGCAATAAAATTGCAAGAGGCAGAGAATAGAGCTAAAGGTAAAGAAATTAAAAAGATAAGGTTTATGGAACGTACTAAGAGAAAGAAACTTGGTACTATGGTTAAAAAGTAGGAGGGGATTAAAATGGCAACACCAGGAAATTTAAGAAAGAATTTAAAAGACAAGGTTTTTAGAGGTAGGAATAACCCACTTTCTACTCTTTCTGTAACCTCTACAGGAACAGGATTAGGTTCAGTTAATTATGTGTTGGGTCAAATGGTATTAGATAGTTCTGCAGGTGATTGGTTTTTATGTACAGCTACTGCAGCTGCTGGTACTTGGGTTCAAATTAATGCGTAAGGGTTTAAACTATGGGAGAGCAGTTTCATTAATAGTACTGTTCTCCCTATATATTGGAGTAATTGCTATGGCAAATAATTATACTCAAGCCTTAGGAGAATATCCTTATACAAATGAACTAAGAAGTTCAGAGGGTTCTAGACCTAAGAGATATATTGATCCTGGTGTAAATAAAGAAGCTATAGGCTATGGTCATCTTATAGAAGGTGAGGCAAAATATTCTATTTTAGCAGCTCAACTTGGATTTAAAGACAAGGAAAATCTTACTGAGAAAGAAAGACGTACCTTGTTAAAGTATGATGTAAATTTAAGACGCACAGCAATGAGTAAGGAATACCCAGAAAGTTCTCAAGGAATTAGAGATGCAATGCTTACTGTGAGATATCAATTTAGTCCTGATGGTTTTGATGACCACTTTGGGGATGCATTAAGAACTAATAACAAGGAAGCTTTAAAAATAGAACTTGAAAGATTAGGTAAAGTTTTCAAGGAAAGAAAATTAGGTGGGGTGTATGATAGGTGGAAGAGAGTACAAACTAACTTAGATAGTTTGGAGGAGTAAGTTATGGCATTAACACGTGATGAATTTGTAACAGAGATATGTGATACAGTTGGTAAAAGAGTAAGTGCTAGTTCTATTTCTGGTGCATCTCTTGAAACTAGAGTTAGGAACTATCTTAATTGGGCTCAGAAACGGATTGCTCGTTTTTATAGTTTCCATGAGCTTAATGTGTTAACTGAAACTCCTAAAACTGTATCAGGCATTAAGAGATATCCCTTTAGTGCAGGCACATCTAACTTCGGACTTACCCGTCCTAAAGATATAAGTTCCATTAGACTAATCGATGGAGCATATTCTAGGAAAATTACTAGATGGAGTACTCGTAAGTTTGATACTAAGTATCCCTATCCTGCACAATATTCAGGTGGAAGACCATCTATCTATATGCGAGATGGTGACAATATAGAATTCTTTAAAATTCCTGATGCTGCTTATACCCTATATATAAGATATCCTCAATGGGCTACCGACTTTAGCAGTGGTACTCAATCCTCAGACCTTCTTAATAAAGACCAGTTAATTATAACCACAGGGATATTTGAAACATACTTTGCATTAGAAGAATATTCTGACGCTAAGATATGGTATGCTAAATTTCTAGGTCAATTGAGAGATGCAGTACGGTCAACTGGTGATATAGATTGGGAACCCCAAGCTGACCCACAAGGAGACGAGGAATATACATCTGGGGAACCTTGGATCGACCCCTATGGTGGAGTAAGTGATCCATTATATGGATATACAGAATAAGGAGGCTTAAAATGGTAAAAGGAGAACATGCAATATGTCATTATACTACTTCAGCAAGTGTAGTATTATCAACTACAGCTTGTTCATTTATGGGCATGCACGCATTTGCAAGTGCTGCCTGCACAATAACAATAGCAGATAGTGCTAGACGTGTATTTTTAGGAAGTACTGATGCTGGTGGTTTCATAGTAATTCAATCACCTGTACCTGTAGTTTGTACTGGTGGACTTAGTGTTACGGATTCTGGTGGTGGAAATTACTTAATTTTCTATGGGAAATAAAGCATACGTAAGTTCAAAATTTGAACTTATGAAAAGGAGGAATTGATGGCATTAACTAAAAGAATAAAAGTAGGTGGGGGGTATTACAAGGGATATAAATGTGTAGTAAGTTCTGCAGCTGCTGATTACAGTTCTGTTATAGTCAATACAAGTGGAGCAGCTATGAATGCTTTATCTGTAACTCCAGATGAATATGGTTCTGGGGATACGATAAAAGTCGTTCATTATAATGATGCCTCAGGTACGGGAACTGTTCTAGCTATCCTTGCTGAGGACATCAACAATGTAGGAAAAAATGCAAGTATAATGTTTGATTTTCCTGCAGCAGAGCTAGTAAATGACGGAGAAAGTGTAAAATTTTCATATACAAATGCTGCAAGTGTTGCAATGAATATATATCTAATCGCAGAGTTTGTAGGATTAAAAAAGACAGCTTAAGGAGGCTGAATTATGGCACATGGAATAAGTGGACCTAGTGAAACAAAACCGAAATCAACTATTACTAAGGCTAAACATCAAATAGTAATAGAAGACATTGTAGTGCAAGAACGGACATACACAGTACCAGTTCCAAAGCTTGAATATGTTCCTAAGGAAGTTCATTATGAAAAGCCTGTTATAACAGAGAAGGAGACCATTAAGTATATTAAGAAAGAGGAAGATACTACTAAGTATAATGTTCTTAATGAAGATACTATTAAGTATA